ATTTTGTATTCGTGACTCATAATTTACTTTTTCCTCTTATTCACCTGTTTCGTATGCTCCGCCACTCTCTTACAGCCAGCTTTCCATCTCTGGTAAGCCTTACCCTGCCGACATGGCTGCTGCATTCCCTCGCACCTGTCCTTTTCGATACATTTTGTACACGGATTTATCACAATCTCTCACCTTTCGAATTCTTCATAAAATCGCCTAATATCCAATCTCCCCATGCTGGTTTTTCTTTATTATCTTTCGGTCTGTATGGCTCCGGCAGTCTCATCCATGCGATAACACTATCTCCATCATCCCATTGACCATTTTCAAAATAATTGGTACTTGCGAACGGCTCTTTTTGTCCAGCTATTTCCCCGTCCATCGTTACTATGTATAATCCTTCTTTTGTTGGCAATTTTTCTGTTACTAGCACCCATTTATCCATTTCGTTTTCTCCTTTTTACCGCTTCTCGCATATCTTCCCATTCCTGTCTTAAGTCTGCTGGAAATTCTGTCGGACTTACTACTTCTCTTCTGGTTTTAAGCTCCGCTTTAATTAATTTTTGTTTTGTTAATTCTGTTCCTGCCTTTTCCAGGATATGTAGCGCCGTCTCTAAGTCTTCTTCCGTTAGGCAGGGATCGCACAAAAAAGATGTCAGATACGGAGGTTCTGCTTCTAAATCGTGTAAACTTCTTTCAATGATTCTTCTGACGTTATCTGTATAATCTTCTAACGAAATATCTATCTTAATCTTTCTCATTATTTTCTATTTCTCCTTGTTTTACATATCCCGCTTTTGTCCAACACGTAATTTTTAACGGGTCGAAGTTTTTTCCGCATTCCGGGCATTCTGGAAACATATTGTTTCTGTACGCTTCTTCCATCTCGCGGAATACTCTGCTCTTGTGCATCCTTTTTAGCTCTTTATTTGCTTCTTCTGAATAAACTTTTACTTTTTCTTTTAAGCGTTTCGTTTCTTTTCTTAGTTGCTCATGATATCCCGCGATTGACAACATTGCCTCAAATAGATCCACGACCGCTCCGCAATCACTGCACATAATAATTCGATTTTCAACACTAAGTTCGTAATGTGGAGGATTGCATCTGCATATCTTCTTCATCCCTTTATTGATTCTTAATAAGTCAAAACTAACAGGTTTTCCTTTATCCACCCGTCTCCTCCAAATAGTTCTTCCCGAAGAGTTTCATAAATTCCTCTCTGGTGTGTGTCTTTTCAAAAGCTCTCTGTCCGTCTTGGCGAAGAACCTTCATCATTTCCGCATTGTTATGCACCGCTTCCTTGCCGCTGATGTGGTGTTCTAAGCAAAGATAGACTTTTAATCCTTCCGCTTCTGATTTGTCTCTATTTGAACCGCCGAAAATGTGATGTTCGTGAACCGCTCGTTTTCACTCATAGTGTGGTCTCATCTCCATGCACAAGTAGCAAGGGCTACCTTTTTCTTGAAGAATACTCGCTTTATGTTTCTTTCGTCTTTTCAATTTCTTCTCCCTTCTCCTCCGGACGAATCCGGAGGAATCAATGGCATATAGCTTCTTCATGAAGCCTTTAACAAGTTACGTGTAATATGTAAAACCTTAGAGGTTGTCCAGCTTATTTTCTGTAGTCTCTCTCATACGCTTCTTTTAGCTGCTCTACATAATTCATGAGTTTACAATTTTCGCAAACCTTCTCACAGGAATCTGCCTGGGTCTTACTACACAGCTCTCCACATACATAACCTAGAAGACCTTCCTGTGCTTTTTCTATTTCTATTCGTTTCCTATCACTCGGAAGAATTTCCATCTTCTTCTCATCGTCAATCTCTTGAAGTTTTTTCTTTGTCTCTCGGTCTATTTTGTCCTGTTCCTCTGAATACCGCTCCTCCTGCGACTTATACGCTTCGGTTTTATTTATATACTGGTCACAAGAGGTGCAGGTAGATGTTCTGACGTTGCACTCAATATATCTTTTACAGCTATAGCATAAAGATGTAATCCCTTCTGGATGTGGCGTCTCGTATTCTTCTACATCAGGCAATTGAGATGTAAATTCTTCAACTGGTATGTCCGGTTCGTCTTCGGTGTCAGACTCTGACACTTTTTCTGAACCTTCATTTTTCATCTCTTTAATTTCTTTATAGGACAAATTGCCCGAATCCTTTAATTTCTGTAACGCTTCTTTTTGTTTTTCTTCATCCATTCCAGAAAGTTCATAAGCTGTTGAGAATTTTATATTATCTTTTTCTATTTCTTCTTTAAGTTCCGGGATAAGATTGTTATTAATCGTTTCCATCTGTGCGATTTTTGTTCCAGAAACATGCAGCATCGATGCAATAACATCTCTAAGCTTTCCTTCACTTAAATCACGACCATGAATCTTCATCCCATTTTCTTTCATGTATCTTAATTCTTCTTTGAGCTCACTTTCTTCTCTGAGCAGCGTTGCAACACTCTTATCCCTGCTACTGTTTGCAATAATCAACTCTATCTTTTCTTCGTGAGAATTTGCAGGATTTCTAACCTGGCAAGTTACAAGCTCATATTCTGTATACCCTCGTTCTACCAGTAGTTTTAATGCTCTCCATCGTCTTTCTCCAGAGATTAGTTTGTATTCTCCCTCTTCCGATGGTGCGTACATAACGGCCAGGTTTTCAATTAATCCTACGGTTAATATCTCTCCTGCTTTTTCTTCTATTCCTTCTTGTGGATAGAAGTTCCTGGCGTTGGAATATATTTTATGAATAGATATATCTTTTGTGCGAAATCTCGCCTTGGGTGTTGCGTCTATTCCTCTCTTACTGTTTTCGTTCAAGGCATCTAGCACTGAAAATCCTGTTGCCACGCTTATCTCCCTCCTTCTAAAGCTTTATCTAGAGTCTTATATTTTGTCTTTCTTAAGTCTACTGCTGCAGATGCTGATGTTATTCCTGAGCGGAATCCATTTTCATCTTCTACGATAATCATGTGTGGGTAAATCTCTTTTACAACTACTCTTTTGGGGTCTATCCTTTCTCCACGTATTCTTGATTCATCCATGTAGTAAACTGCCCCTACCTTAATGTCTAAATCTTTATTCAGTTTTTCCATTGAGGAGACTTTCTTTTCTTCCTGGATCATTTTTTCACTCCCCTAGTAGTTCTTCCACAATTGCTCTGTAATCTTTTACTGCTACACTATTTTTTGAAAATGCCGGAAGTGGCTTCATTGCCATAGACGCTTTTTCTACTACAATCGAACGTCGAACCGGTGTTTTAAACATTTTAAATCCAGACTGTTCTTTCATCCACTGTTCAAACTCCAATGTTGTTTTATTCTTCTGTCGCATCGTAATAATGCCTTTAATGTGCAATTTCTCATTTAATTCACACAGATCATCAAGCTGCTCTTGTAAATTATAGATTGCTTCGTTCTCAAACCCTCCAAGTTTCACAGGGGCAATCACCATTTCTGCTGCAATCAATACATTGATAACCACTATGTCAAGTAAACGTCCACAATCACATATACAGTAGTCATATTGTTTGTCTACTTCCTTTAACGTCTCTCTTAAGCGTTCAATCTGCGTTTTTTCTCTCTCCAAACGCAATCTCATATCTGTCTGCATTAAATATCCGTTTGCTGTTATAATGTCGATATTCTGATAATCTGTCTGCTCGATAAAATAGCTTGTATCGAACCCTCCTCCGACATATCTGTGTCTTTCTAAAAGACCAGAAAGTCCTTCGCCTTCTGGATCATATCTCTGATATACCTTGGAAGTATCCCCTTGAGGGTCCGCATCAATTAAAAGGACTTTTTTCCCTTTCTCTTCTCCTAAGATATACGCAATTGTATCCGCACTTGTTGTTTTTGCAATCCCGCCTTTTGGTGACATAATAGCTATTGTTCTCATAATATTTCCTTCCTTTTATGCTCTTTTCTTATTTCTTTGTTTTTCAAGTTTTTTGGCTGCTCTCTTTTCATCACGGTTATAGTGACGCTTCTGGCGATACGCCTGCGTATCTGCAACGTCTGCCTCATTCTTACGGATTTCGAAAGTAACTCCCGTTTCTTCTTTTAACGTATTTATCATCTCTAACCAAGTAACGTAATTTTCCATCAGACATTCTGTCTTAAAATCAAATCTCTTACGAAAGCGTTCTATCCTGGATGCACCGAAGCCAAATTCATCATGTAATGTCATGGCTGTTAAGATATTTACTGTATCAATCGTATTTTCTTTGATTCTTCTAACGCTCTCTTCTAATGCCGATGGACTTATTCCTACAGGAATTCCTGTAAGTTTGCGTATTTCAATCTCTTTTTTTAAACCGTCGATTCCTCTTGTCTGTGCGATTCTATACGCCTGCGCCATACCTTCTTGTCTAAGTCTTTCCTCTTTACTAATCCTTGCCATGTTTCTATAATCCTCCTTAATCCTTTTGTTTTCGCAATCTCGTATATATGTAAAAGCGTGTATTGAAATCGTTATAACAGACCTTTGCTGTTGTAAAATCATAGTCTGGATACCACGCTTTCATCTGTTCCTTAATCATGTTCTCGTTTTGGACCATCTTATTGACATAGTGTTCTATCTTTCTATAATTTCCACTCTTTGCCTGCGGCCGTTTATTCCTTACTATTTTTGTTTCTGGCTGCTTTAATCCCTGTGATGAGTTCCACCGCTTCTCCGAACGAATCCGGTCTTTTTCCTTTACGATATAGTTCGCCATGCCAGAAAGTCCATTCTCATCCTTTTCCAGTCTTCTGATCTGACTACGTTTTCCGTAGTTCCATGTCTTTTCTACCGCGTCCCGGTCAAGTAGTCCATCCATAATAATGTGGTGGTGCCATCTGATTTTTGCTGTAGGATTATATTCAGTGACATAGATGTATTTACAATTAGGCAGGTTAAACTTCTTCCTTTTGTAATTTAACCTTCTGATAAACTTCTTTACGTTCTTTAAGGCTGCATCTATATCTCCATCGGCAGGAAGGTGTGCATCGTCATATGTAAAAGTACACCAGAGGTCATTGTCGTCAAAATTGGCATTGATAAGACGTTCTACTCTTTTCCTTGCGTTCTTATCGTTCAATCTTCCCTGTGCCTGGCGATTGTCCTTCTTTATCCTTCCTTCTTTTGGGATATCTTCTTTCTTGTCAAAAAGAGGATAGATTTCTACTTCTAACTGTTCCCCTGCTTTAATAGTCTTTAGAGCATAGTTCGTCTTTGTGCGTTTGAATAGCTGTTGTGTCATCCATTCTTCCATATCCTCTAAAGATTTATTGTAAGCAGACTCATAGTCATATTCTAACAGATGCATTCCCCTATTCTTTTTTCTCTTATCCCTCTTTATCTGACACTTCTTCATCTCTTTACCTTTACCTGTTATATTTATTTCAACGACTTGTTATTATCTATTACGAGGACGGTAAAAGCTCTAAAAGTCTTAAAAAAATCAGAACCTTCACGGATTTTATAGCTTGTTTTTTCGTGTCAGATTTGATATTATGAAAATGAACTTTTTTCGTAAATTATATTTTGACACTGGAGAACATCCGCTGCATTCGGATGTTCTCCTTTGTTATGTTATTATGTAATCCTGTCCGGTTTCCGCTGCTTTTTTTCTGGCATAAGCTACCGCTTCCACATAATCTCCATAAAAGCACTCTAATTCCATGTTTGTCCATCTGATGATCTTTACTTTGCTTTCTTTCTTTTTATCTTGCATTACGCTGCCGATTCTTCTTTTTTGTTTATCTCGACAGTAACTTTCACGTTTTCCCGCTCCGCTATAATCGATGCAATCGTTTCATGCAGCCTTTTTATATTTTCTTTACTCATTTAAATGTCTCCCTTCTTCTCTTATTTTCAAAATTGTTGATTCGCCCATTGTTTTATTAAATCCTTCTGTAAATAATTTTAATGCAAGCTTTCTACCTTTTTTGTTATCCCTGTACATCGTATCAATCATATCTCTTACAGCTATTCCAAGGTTAACGAATGTCTGCATTTCCATTTCCGATTTCTTTGATATTTCCAACGCTGCTGCACCTTCTTGCTATCATTTACAATTATCGCACTAAACATCGTTCCTCCTACTTTCTTCTTTCCTTTGTTAATAGTTGCATCACACTTCTTTTCTTTGTCTCCTGGTTACTCCACTCTGCATTACTACGGGGTTGTGACCGCCTGGCATCCCTGCCGCCTGCATTAGAGTCTCCCGGATGCTCCGGGAGTGTTCTTATTCTTTTATATCAATGATAATCTTGTTGCTATCCGTCCAAAGAAATCCTTTTATTTTGGACAAATAGTATGGGTATATTCTGTCCTTCCACCATTCTTGAAGCTATTAAATCTATCACTGCCTTTTGCATATCTTTTCATATAACCTCTTTCCAATTTTCTCGACCGCTTGTTCTTCGCTATCTTCCGTTATAGAAATCTCGAATATAGGTCGCAGTTCTTCTTTTGCTTCCTCTGGTAAGCTTTCTTTCAGGCTCTGTACAATCATAGAAAACTCTAATAGCTGGTCCAAAACCGTTTCTTCAAGTTCTACACTCATTGTCCTTATATCTGCTTTAATCATTATTTTCTTCTCCTCCATATATCATCCGAAATATTTCTCCAGATAATCTCCAATCATCATCCACAGTCATTCTTTCACCTTCTCTTCTAACCATTTGATTCCCACACCATTCCAACGAATTTTTTGGATCAATACTGTTGATCTGCTCGTCTTTAATACTTCTTTTCCTGTTTTATCTGTGTAAACGACAAAATCTGCCTGACTTTTCTGTGCTGTATATGCCACCAATTAATCCCTCCTGGTTGTCTTTCTTAGCTTATGAATATTTTTTTAAAATTCTTCTCTTGCTAATCTGTTTAGATTCTCCCGAAATTCTCTGTGTACAAAGTCCGGTTCAAGGTTTCTCCTGGATGCATATTCCATGAGATTTTCCCAACATTCTTCCGCTTCTTTTTTAATAAGCTGTTTTTCAAAATTAACATCAAATGGGACATTCAACATGCTTCTTTCTTCTCCTTTAAGAACTTAAGTACCTTATTCCATTCCTCGCTTTTCTTTTGTAATACTTTTCCTAATTTAAACATTATTTTCTCCTTCCTCTTTTCCGTTTTCCTCAATCTGCCTTCTTATTTCTTTTTTCAGGCCTTTAATGCAGCAAATCGCTGCCCCGCCAATCTCTACATTAAACCAGCTACATTCTATACAAAGCTGTCCTAAACCGCCTGTGTCATAACACGCTTTGAAGTCTTTCACCATTTCTTTTGACACATGTAGTCTCACTTCTACATGCGGTGCAGGAAAAATTTTAATCGTTTTTTGGGACACTTTTCTTCCTCCTCTTCTTTGATTAATTCTTCGAAATCCTCGCTTTCTTTTTTTAGCTTCATTTAACAATTATGAATAATTGACATCCGCAATTTACTGCACTTTTTAAAACTTCCATGTCATCTACATTTTGTTTATAAGACTCCAAGGACGGGTCCGGATTTAAATATTTTTCTAACGGACCAGAATATATTGCAATCCCATCGCTATTCGGATTTATTATTACTATTCTTTCGATATCTTCATGTGTTAAATGTCCTTTAATTACATTTTTTACTTTCATATTCTTTCCCTCCTATGCTGGCTTACGTTCCCACTTGGCACGTTCTTCTCGTTTGCCTGCTGTTTTTCTTTTCATCTTTCTTTCCTTGCGCTTGTTTTTTACATAAATTTCCTTTATAATATCGTTAATACATATTAATTTATCTAATTAAGGAGGTAGGTGTTCCGTGTTAAAAAACTACTTTAAAGACTGGTCGAATTATCTTTCTTTCGCCATTGCTTTGGTTCCAACTATTTTGCTATATATCTATCCATCTGGAACTAAAGTCCCCTTTTTCGTGTTTGTCGTGTTGCTTTTTTGTTTTGTATTATCACTATGGCTAAACGTAAAATTTTTTCTCGATTCAAGAGATGAGTACCGTCCCGCTATAGAGTTATTACAATGTAGTCAAGGACGAATTTTATGTCGCCCCAATAATTTGCTCACCCATCATTCTATTGTTGCGTTTTATGAAAATAATGGAAAATTAGAAAATCGGATTTGTTATGGATATGTAGAAACCATCAATAGTATGGGGATAGCTCAAATCCTTCTTTACTCCGATACTTCCTCTTCTAAAAAACTATTCTCTTATATTTCTTCTAAACGAGATAAAATCATTGTAAAACCAACTGTAACTATTGAAACAATAAATGACTTTTTAAAAGCTGAAGGTGAGGTGCCATATGTATAAAGTCGCTAAAATCATTGATGAATACAAAGTTGTTATTAATGCAGGTTCCCGGCAAGACGTTTGCGAGGGACAAAAATATCTTATTTATGCCATAGACAATAACGAAATATTTGACCCCGACACTGGACGTTCTCTCGGCTATCTGGAGATTGTCAAAGGAACCGGCATAGTTACTCATGTTCAAGAAAAAATTGCTACTCTGGAATCCGCTACTTATCGCAGAAAAAAAAATATTCCTCTTTTCTATATTAGTAATATTCTTTCTTCATCCACCGAAGATGATGACCAAGAACAAAGGCGTTTACCTTTCAAAGACCTTGTTGTTGGCGATTACGTCAAGCAAATTAATTAATAGGTAAGTATTCGTATAAACATTAGGATGAGTGATACTATACATCCTAAAATAAAGCTAATAGTCCGCTGGTTAGACGCTGTGTTTTCCCAGCGGATTTTTTTTACTATTCTCTCAATCATTTTGTTAAACACTTTATTAAATCTCCTTATCCTGCTTTCTCAATTTCTTTTTCCTGTCTCTTGCTGCTCATTGCCGCTGCCGTAGAAACAACTCCATCCAGGTATCCTTTCTCGTATGTTGTCATTCCTGGCATTTCTTTAACGAGAGTTTTCAATACTCTTTTTTCGATTTCTAACATTATCTTCCGCTCCTTTCTTGTATCTTTAATTGCATTTGTTTGTTGGTATATTTCAATTATATGTTGGTTAATATCTTTTGTCAAGTTATTTTTGTTGTTTACCAACATTTTTTATTGATTTTTTTAATCATATGAAATATAATGAAAGAGCAGAGAGGAGGTGGGACAGTGAACGAACGTCTAAAAGAATTGCGTAAAGAGTTAAAATTAACACAGCAAGAGTTTGCAAATAAAATAGGCATATCAAGAGGAAATATTGGAGCTTATGAAGTTGGAAAAAACAAAATTAGTGATGCTGTAATTTCTCTGATATGTACAAAGTTTCATGTAAATGAAGATTGGTTGCGAACTGGTAATGGCGATATGTTTATCGAAATGACGAAAGATGAACAGATTGAGGAATTCATTGGTGATGCATTGAGAAATGAAGAAGATTCTTTTAAAAAGAGATTGATTTCTGGATTGGCTGCATTGGATGAGAATGGATGGAAAGTGCTAGAAGATTTCTTGGACTCCATCCAGAAAAAAGAAAGGGACTGATTATCTCAGTCCCAAGAGGGCTTTAATATGTACATAAATGAGCTTAAGACATCGCTCATCCGCCATATTAAGCATTTCAATAATGAGTTTTTTGTAATCAACTTCTTTCATATGTATGCCCCCTTATCATCCCTTTTGTGATGTCAACATTATACCATGTATTTCCACAATTATGGAATTATCGAGGTCGATTTCCACAATCATGGAAATATTGCATGGACTAAACAAATACATATCCTTTTGTGATATGCTATTATTTATATTCTGACTCGTAAAGGTCTGATATGTGGCAATCTAAAGCGATTGCAATCGTTTCTAATTGAAACAGATTTGGGGACGTTTTCTCATTTTCGATGTTGTTGAGCGTACTCTTACCGATTCCGGTTTTCTCTGCCAACTGCATCAATGTACAATTTTTCTTTGTACGCATTTCCCATAGTAAAACTTTCATCTTACATTCCTCCTTTCCGGAGGGAATTGTAAAATTTAGTTTTCTACTGTGAAAAGTAAAATAATACATTAATTAAATTTTTTATTTTATTGGGGTAAATTTTATGAAAAAATCTATTAAGAATCTAATTTGTTATCTTTTAGTCCTTGTAACTATTTTATGTAGCACACCGCTACACACCAATGCGGCTTCTAAGCGTTTCTTTAATCGCACTATTTTTATTCAGAAGGGCAAATCATTAAAAATTCCAATAAGCGGGGTAAAACGAAGTAAAGTGAAATGGTCTTTAAGAAGATCTGGCATAGCAAGCGTAAACAAAAGCGGTAAAGTGAAAGCAAATAGACTTGGGGATGTTAGTATTATCGGGAAGTATAAGGGAAAGACCTGTAAAGGCAGTCTTTATATTATGAATACCCCGGCCGACATTTTAAATGATGATTGCACAACTACTAATTACAGGGTTGATCTAGAGTTTCATAATGCATCTTCTAAACCACTTTATACTCCTGCAAATATAAAAGTTACTTTAGATGGATTTGGAACAGTAAATTATAAAGCAAGTGTACAAAAAGTCCCTGCCGGATGCGAGAAAAGAATTTATTTTTTTCCAGTAAATCCTACTCCATTGCGTAATTTCTTAGAGAATAATCATTCGGATTATTCATACGATGATTTTACATTGAAGAAAATCTCATTTTCATTTAAGATAGGTCGAAAAAGCTATTCTTTCCGTTCTGTCTGTAAAGATGTCTGGAATCCTGATTCCCAGTCTTATGAAATAGAGTTTCGTAGGTATGTGAACGGCAAACGTGTTAGCTTCGGAACGTACAGTGAAGAAAAAGACTTATTCGGTGTTAGTTCCGCAGAATATAAGAAAATTAAGAATGGAATGTCTTATAAAAGGGTTGTCAATATTATTGGCTGCTCTGGTGAAAAATTTATTGATATGAAATCTCATGGACAACACATTACCGGATATTATTGGAGTTCAGAAGATGGTGACAAGACCTGCTCTGTGAACTTCCGAAATGGGAAAGTGTATTATAAGAAAATGAGTTAATTTTATCTCTTGTTTCTTTTTTATGCGTATTGACTTTATGCGTATTATATGTTATTATAATATTGCAAGGAGGTAAAGGCTTATGCCAAAGAAACCAAGAGAAATGGAGAAAATCATCCTTGCTGATGGCTGGGTGTTCCTGTCGCAGGCTGGTTCCCATCGACACTACATACATCCATCAAAACCCGGTAAGGTTACAATCCCTTTTCATTGTAAGGACTTACCGAAGGGAACCGAAAACTCCATTTTAAAACAGGCGGGGCTTAAATAGCCCCACCTGTTCACCAATCATAAGGAGGTATTATTATGTTATCTGCTTATCCAGCTTGTTTTATTAAGGAGGATACCGCATACTCCGTTATCTTTCCTGATCTAAATACCGCTACCTGCGGCGATAACCTGGAAGATGCTCTTTCTATGGCGGTTGATTGCCTGGCCGGATATTTATATTCTGCTAATCTGGAAGGAGTAAGTGTTCCTCCAGCATCCAGTCTTCAAGATATTGATATACAAAAAGTTATGGATGAACTGGAAGTGACTTCGGATGAAGCTTTTGTAAATATCGTTACTGTAGATGTTGAAGAATACGCAAAAGCACACTTTACAAAGTCCGTCCGTAAGAATCTTACTATTCCTTCCTGGCTTAATGATGCTGCTATGAAGCAGAATATTAATTTTTCGCAGGTTCTCCAGGAAGCACTTATGCAAAAAATGGGATTTAACTAATAAACTGAAAAACCGCCCGGCTGGCACCGGACGGAATTCCATTAGACTATTTGCTCATTCCGAAATGAAAAGAACGATATAATCCAAAGTCGCATTTAGATTATATCACACTTCTTTTCTTTTTGAAACTATGAGGGGTGTATTTTTATACCCATTTAGGGAGAAAAAGAAATGAAAAGAAAACTAAATAATGATAAAACTATCTTAAGGGTCGCAATTTATGTCCGTGTGTCCACTGAACAGCAGGCAGAAGACGGGGATTCTATCCGCGATCAGCTCAATTCATGTGAGACCTATATTAAGGCACATGAAAATATGATCCTGGCTGGTGAATACATTGACGGAGGTATCTCCGGCCAGAAAACAAAACGAGAGGACTTCCAGAAACTCCTTTCGGATGTTCGTGCTAATCTCATTGATCTAATTATCTTTACCAGGCTTGACCGCTGGTTCCGAAGTCTCCGGCACTATCTAAACACACAGGAAGTCCTTGATAAGCACAATGTTTCCTGGACTGCAATCCGGCAGCCTTTCTTTGATACCAGTACCGCACAAGGGCGAACGTTCGTCAATACTTCTATGGCTTTTGCAGAACTGGAAGCGCAAAACGCTTCTGAGCGAATCAAGGGTGTATTTAAAGACAAAGTATCTCATAGTGAAGCTATTTCCGGTAAAACTCCTATTGGTTACTCTATCGTTGATAAACATCTTGTTCCGGACAAAGATGCTCCTATTGTTGTTGCCATTTTTGAACACTATCAAGCACATAGTAGCATGGGTGAAACTTTACGATATATGCAGGATGCTTTTGGTATTGTTCGTAGCCGTAGTAGCTTAAAGCGTATGCTACAGAACAAAAAGTACATCGGAATTTTTCGTGATAATGAAAGTTATTGTGAGCCAATCATCACGAAGGAACTTTTTTATGATGTGCAACGTCTTCTTAAATTAAACATCAAGACCTGCAAAAACAGACATGATTATATCTTTAGCGGCCTGATTCGCTGTGTTGATTGCGGCTATGTAATGAGTGCTGCATCAAATCATAATCATTATGTTCGTAAATCTGGTGAAGAAGTAGATCATTTTTATTCTGTCTACCGCTGTCACGCTAACCGCCTGCATCGCTGTGTAAATAATAAAGTCTTTTTTGAAAGCAGCATAGAAAAAGAACTACTAAAAAGAGTCCGGCCAGAATTAGAGCAGTATATTTGTGATTACAAATTAGAGACTGCTCCAGTCGTCCAGAATAAAGCCAGGATTCATAAACTACAAACTAAATTATCAAAGCTAAAGGAACTTTATTTGAACGAACTAATCACACTTGAAGAGTTCCGAACAGATAAGGCAGATTTTGAGCATCAGATTGAAGAGCTTCAAAAAGAAGAACAAAAACCAGTAAAAGACCTTTCTTCTCTTGAGGAATTTTTAAAATTAGATTTTGAAAATATCTACTCTTCTTTTACCGCTCCTGAAAGGCGGCGTGTCTGGCGGTCTATCATCAAAGAAATTCAAGTAGATCATCACAAAAATATTAACATTGTTTTTCTGTAAATATACGAAAAGCCGGGGATTTCCCGGCTTTTCATAACTTTATTTTTTATAGTACTAACTAACACTATCCATTAGGTTTAGGTCCTGCAATATAATCACGTTCCTTCATAACAATTAAGTCTGTTTGACTTTTTAAAATCTCAACAAGATTATATATATCATTGACAAAATAGCAAATAACTCTTGCACCTGCAATATCCATAAGAAAATTTTTAGCATTAGTCAGTGACGGTTTCTTTTCTTTTTTTATCAATTTATCTTCAATGCTTTTTTTCGATTTAATCCTACTCTGGATATTATGAATTGGAACAAGATGCGTAGCTGATGATTCATATAAAGTATGATTTAATGTATCTAGACGGCTCAAAATCATCTGCATAGCATCTTCATAAGGTTTAATTAAATTATAATATTCTTTTTCGTTCATTGTAACAACATTCCTCCTCGTATCTTTTATCATTTTATTGGAGAAATGTGTTCAATGTATGATAGACTAATGACAGTTTTTTTACAGTATTCTTACATGATATAGATTTTCATAAAAGTTCAACAAATATTCCTACTTCTTGTTCATTAAGCTTCGGTAGCTGCTTAGCAAAATTATAAAGCAAACCCATTTCTGTTTTTATCGGAAATTTACAATTATAATTACATTTCGCATTTTCTTCAATTGATTGTAACTGACATGATGCGTTTAACACAATATGTCCTGATATATCTTTTATAAATGATTCTATGATAATTTTAGGGCAGCTATCCGAATCTTCTTCCCCCTATGGATGTTCTCTCGTTTCCGCATATTCATCTAGTATATATCGTGCATAATTTGTTGCCTGCCTCTCTTGTCCAATCGGTGTCAGTTTTAATGCATTAATCCACTGAAAAAAATATTCTCTTCGCAAAAAGACGGCAAATTCTTTGCATGCTCTGCGAACTTCGCTGTCAATATCTTTATCAAATCGTAACCAGAGCCCTGTCCGATGCCCTTCTCTGGTCAAATCAATATTTTTCTCCCAGTCATCTATGGTCCATATATGCCACATTATAGCCACCTCATTATTTCTTCTGCCTGCTCTTTCACTGCATTTGCTTTTTCCCTTTTTAAAAGTTCTGTAAGTGTAATTTTTATTTTTCTTTTACATTCTTCTGTGTAGTTTTCATCTTCCAAGATCAATTGAATGATAGCTAAAACACTATACCGTATATGATAATCTGTATTCTTGATATAATTAAGAATCTCATTCAAAACATTCTTCTCTCCAAAAGAATATTTTCCATACAGACAATTCAAGATGCAATTATTATTACTTTCCTTTTCTAATATAGCATTCAAATATCCAATAACTTCTGTCTCGTTTGTACACAAATGCTGTTGTACATAAATCCACGAATCAATTGCATAACTTCTTGCCAACCCATCTTTTTCCGATAAAACAGCTTTTTCAAGACTTTTTACCACGCTTTCTTCACAATAGCAACCTATAGCATCATAAGCTTCTGTTCTTACCAGCTCATTTTCTTCATGACATAATTGCAATAAAATCTCGATGGCTTCCTTCT